TTGATACCAGCTCCCACAAAGGAGGGACTTAGTGGCGAAAATAACAGTGGAGATGGAAGTGGAGAATGATTCTATTGAAGACGCGATAGTGAGTCTGAAGGCATTGGAAGCAGCGCAGCAGCGAATAGATGATCTTTGCGAAGACATGTCATTTCTATCCAAGGCCGTATCAACAAACAACTCAGAAGTTAAGAAACTTCGTGCGAGCGTACAAGAATTACTGGAGCAGGCTGCTGATGGCTCAGACACCTGAAGGTAAGGTAAAAACAGTAGTGCGAAACCAGCTCCGACAAATTGGAGCGTACTACTTCATGCCTGCTACTGGCGGGTATGGCAAGAGCGGCGTGCCTGACATCGTTGGGTGCTACAAAGGAAAGTTCTTTGGTATCGAATGTAAAGCCGGTAAAGGGAAAGTAACGGCGTTACAGCAAAAGAACTTAGATGAAATAGACGCCAGCAAAGGGATCGCGCTGGTAGTAAACGAGTCAAACATGCACGACGTGTCTGACTTACTTATGGAGAACTGAAATGGCAAAACGGAAGTACAACCGCAAAGCGGTAAAGGGGGCGATGGTGACTGAGTATCTAGACAAGAACGGAGATACTAGACCCGAAGTCCTAGCTGCTGAAGTCGGCGTAAGCGAGAGCTACGCTGGTAAGTGGCTACGCAAATGGAAGATGAATAGACCAACCAAACCCGTTGTGAGGTCTAAGAACTTCATCCCAGACAACCTCAAGCATACGCAACAAGGCATTAGCACCGAGCCTTCCGTGTCTGACGGAAGCACTGCTTCATACTACGAGCTGCCTGAAGGTGCAGCAGAACTGCAAGATCTTATCTCTTACAAAAACATGAATGCACAAATCGGTGAGATATTCCGCGCTGCGTACCGTTATGGGCAGTCATCTCACAGCGACGAGCTACGCGATGCGAAGAAGATCCGGTTCTATATTGATGCTGAAATCAAGCGGTTAGGGGGTTGATATGGAGTCAGAATTAGAAGAACGCGCTACCCTCATTCTGCTAATCAATCAGATTATCTGGGCGTGCGAAGAAGGAGAGAGTGAATCTCACATACATGAGCTTGCGTGGCAGCTTGTCAACGCGACCAGACCAAAAGATGGGGGTTGAGATGAAGAAGTTTATCGTAACCTTCGAGGAAACCGTACAACGTCAGGTGATCGTGGAGGCCAAGAACGACGAGGAAGCACGGTTTGCCATCATAGATGACCGTGGCAGTTGGGGTAATTGGCTACGCAAACCCACCACTACTGATGTGATTGTCACTCGTGTTGTAGAGAAGGAGGAGGCGTGATGCTGAAGTTAGATAAGCATGTGCCAATACCCAAGAAGGCCAGCGGCAAAAGGCGCAATGAAGAATTCCATAACTTGTTAAAGGTTATGGAGGTCGGTGACAGCATTGCGTTTCCTATCGACACGACAAGACGTGGGCCTAAAAACCGTAAGGACATCTTAGTGTCTAGACAGGCTGAAAACTTTAGGAGTACGGCTAGAACGCAATTCGGCTACAAAATGACGATGCGAGGGTCAGCCGATGGAAGCGAAATTCGTATCTGGAGGGTTTCGTAGGTGGATCTTATAACCTTGGACTTCGAGACGTACTACAGTAAAGAGTTCTCTTTAACTAAGATGACCACTGAATCCTACGTTCGTGACCCTCGTTTTGAGGTCATCGGTGTAGGTGTGAAGGTCAACAACGGCCCAACCGAATGGGCATCGGGGACACATGAAGAACTTCAGGACTATCTGGACGGGTTTGACTGGGCTGACAGTATGGTGCTGGCTCACAACACTATGTTCGATGGCGCTATATTATCTTGGCTATTTGATGTTCGCCCTCGGATTTGGGCTGATACTCTTTGTATCGCCCGTGCTGTACATGGGGTGGAAGCTGGTGGAAGCCTCAAGGCGCTGGCAGAACGATACGACATCGGGGAGAAAGGTACTGAGGTTTTAGATGCACTGGGTAAACGCCGTGTAGACTTTTCTGACGCTGAGTTGGATCGGTACGGCGACTACTGCATCAACGATGTGGAACTTACCTATAAGTTGTTTGGGATAATGACCAAGAACTTCCCCCGCCACGAACTGAAAGTCATAGATACCACGCTACGTATGTTTATACACCCCGTACTAGATCTGGATGTGGGGTTATTGGAGCAGCACCTAGAAGACATAAAGGATCGTAAGGACGAACTTCTTATAAAGGCGGGTGTTACCGACAAGAAAGAGCTGATGAGCAACGACAAGTTTGCTCAGTTGCTGATGCTGGAAGGGGTCATACCACCAACCAAAATAAGCCTTACCACGGGGAAAGAAACCTATGCGTTTGCTAAGACAGACGAAGCATTCAAAGCACTAGCGGAACACGAAAACACCAATGTACAGGCATTGGTCGCTGCTAGGCTAGGCAACAAAAGCACGCTGGAAGAAACTCGCACGCAGCGGTTCATCGACATATCAAAGCGCGGACTGCTACCTGTACCCGTACGTTATTACGCCGCACACACCGGTAGATGGGGCGGTGCTGACAAGATCAACATGCAGAACCTACCTAGCCGTGGGCCTGACGGTAAGGTCTTAAAGAAAAGCATTACTGCACCAAAGGGCTACACGCTCATCGACTGCGATTCCAGTCAGATAGAGGCGCGGGTATTAGCGTGGTGGGCTGGGCAGAAAGACTTGGTTACATCGTTCGCCAACGGTGAAGACGTGTACGTCAAGATGGCAGCGCGAATCTATGGGGTGCCCGAGGAAGAGGTCACTAAAGACCAACGGTTCGTAGGTAAGACTACGATTCTAGGTTGTGGGTATGGCATGGGTGCCCAGCGGTTCATGGATCAGCTAAAGAACTTCGGTGTGTCTGTGACCCTAGAAGAGTCCCGACGCATTATTAAGATCTATCGTGACGCAAACCACGCAATAACTAAGCTGTGGTGGGACGCTGGTAAGTCCATTGAACAGCTATCTAAGAATACAGCCCTACGAATAGGGGATGTAGCTGTAGCGGAACCCATTGGGCCACTACAAGCACTTCGTTTACCGTCGGGAATACTCATGCGGTACAACGAATTGGAAGGTGAGAAGAACGAAGAAGGTAGGGTGGAATACACCTACAAGACTCGTCGTAGTAGAACCCGTATCTACGGGGGAAAGATGGTAGAGAACGTCTGCCAAGCAGTAGCGCGGTGCATCATCGCAGAACAAATGGTGAAGATCGCCAAGCAGTATAACGTCGTGATGACTGTGCATGACTCTATTGTGTGTTGCGTTAGGGACGAAGAAGTTAGTGAAGCCCAAACACACATAGAGGCGTGTATGCGCTGGCTACCGGAATGGGCAGAGGGACTGCCCTTAGACTGCGAAAGCGGAACAGCAAAAACTTATGGAGATTGTGAATAATGGACGCTGAGAATATATCTAGTATTTTGGACGATTGGATGGACGATGGTACAGCACCAACCCCAATCAAGAGGACAAGTAGGTCGTATTATCTGTATGAAATAATCCGTAGCTTGGGCGGTACAGCGACGTTGAACGAGATGTACAAAATGATTCCCGCCAGTGATATGGCGAAGCCAAAGAACAAGCAGCAACTACGGGACTGGATTAGTTCTAGCGCCACCAGTAAGGGATACATAGTTAGGCTAGCAAAGGATAAATACCGTGTAGCGACCCTAGAAGAGTACGATGCCGTCGTGGTAAGAAATAAACGGGCGCATAAAGTGCACAAAAACAAAATTGAAGCTAAAAAACGGCGCGAAGAAAAGAAACAAGCCATGCCCACCGTGCAGAAAGAGATTACTTTGGAACCCCCAGTGCAGGACGATCTTCTTAGGGAGAAAGCTAAAGAGTCCGTACTAAGACAACGGGCGTGGGCAGAAGCTAAAAAAGAGGCCAAGGAAGAGTTGGCAGTGGAACGCAAGGATGTAAGCTCCCCTAGCTCAGTCCCGCTGCCTACACCCAATACGCCTTTTGTGAACCAGTATTTGGGGTCACTTATCGGCACCTCGGTTGCTATAGTATTGTTCTACTTGGTAACAAAGTTGTTGGGATAGTATGGGTACACCAGCGTGGTCGTTCAGTCGCATAAAGGCATTTCAACAATGCCCTAAGCAGTTTTACCATGAGAAGGTGCTCAAGCAGTACCCGTTCAAGGAGTCTGAGGCCACGCTTTACGGTACGGCTTTCCATGAAGCTGCGGAAGAATACATCCGCGACGGTGGTGAGCTAGACCCACGGTTCGATTACGCTAAAGACATGTTGGATGTGCTGGACGCCAAGAAAGGTGAAAAGCTGTGTGAGATCCAGATGGGGTTGACTAGAAACCTAAAGCCATGTGGATTCTATGATAAAGATGTTTGGTTTCGCGGTATCGCTGACTTAATCATCTTAGACAGAGAAGGCAAGGTAGCGTGGGTAATTGACTACAAGACCGGCAAGTCGGCAAGGTATGCGGATAAAGGGCAGCTAGAGCTTATGGCGTTGGCGACCTTCAAGCATTACCCTGAAGTGGAAACTGTACGAGCTGGCCTAGTATTCGTTGTTAGTAACGACTTAATAAAAGACCGGTACACGTTGAAAGACGAAGAACGGTTGTGGAAGAAATGGCTTAGTAACCATAGGGATATGGAAGCAGCCTTTGAGAAAGACGTGTGGAACCCAAAACCCAGTGGGCTGTGCAAAGCATGGTGCCCTGTGTTGGAATGCCCACATAACGGGAAGAACTGATGCCGTATAAGAACAAAGCAGACCGTAAAAAGCAGAAGAACCCACCAGTGGGTAGCCCTGCACACGAAGCCCGAATGGAGAGGCAACGTGCTAGACGTGCTATGGACAAAGTGGGACGCGATGCCAACAAGAATGGCAAAGCAGACAAGCGTGAAGGCAAAGATGTCAGCCACAACAAGATGTTGAGTAAGGGTGGCAGCAATAAAGACGGCGTGCGTATAGAGAGCAAGAGTGCTAATCGCAGCCGTAACGGGCAGAAGCCCAAGAAAGCGGGGCATAGACCCCGACGTAGACAGTGAGTAAGAACGACGTAAAGACGGGCATATTGGTCGGTATCGGTATTATTGTAGCGATCAACGTACTGTCTTTAATCCTTACTTTGGTAATAACAGCTTAGACCAAGGCGGCCTTCCTGCCTGTTGGCACCGTTCCCGTCCGGTGTGGTCGCATGGCGGGCTTTTTAACCGCGTGTGGTGGACACCCACTTCGCGCTTTTTTGCATGGGAGAACTGATGCAAGTGATAGATAACAAGGCGCTGCTACTGCGCCTACGTGACCCGCAACGTATTACAACGATTATACCGAAGAGCAAAGAGCTATCGGATAACAGAGTGGTAGTTAACTGGGGTGTCGAAGAAACCCGTGTGCTAAAGAACTTAGGTATAGATGCACCCTCACCTATCAGCACACAATACGAATGGGCGGGCAAGTTCTCACCAATGAGGCACCAGAAGACTACTTCTGAGTTCTTCACCATAAACAAGCGGGGGTTCTGCTTCAACGAGCAGGGTACGGGCAAGACTGCTAGTGCTATCTGGGCAGCGGATTACCTAATGAACAAGGGGTATGTGAGCCGCGCTCTAGTTATATGCCCTCTATCTATCATGCACTCTGCGTGGGCAGACGATCTGTTTACCTTCGCTATGCACCGTACGGTAGATGTGGCCTATGGGCCACCCAAGAAACGAAAGCAAATCATAGAGAACGGCTCTGATTTCGTCATTATTAACTACGACGGTGTAGAGATAGTGGCAGACGCTATCGCAAATGGCGGGTTTGATCTGATTATCGTAGACGAAGCTACACACTATAAGAACCCGCAGACAAAACGCTGGAAGACCCTGAACAAACTACTGAACCCTGAGACGTGGTTGTGGATGATGACAGGTACACCAGCAGCACAAAGTCCATTGGATGCGTACGGTCTGGCTAAACTTGTTAACCCGTCAGCCGTGCCTAGATTCTTCAGCTCGTTCCGCGATCAGGTCATGGTCAAGGTGACTAACTTCAAGTGGGTGCCCAAGGACACAGCGACAGACACCGTGTTCAACGCATTGCAGCCAGCGATACGGTTTACCAAAGACGAATGCCTAGACCTACCTGACATGGTTTACGTCAAACGTGAAGTAGAACTGACCCGCCAACAGATCAAATACTACAAAGAACTTAAAAGTAAGATGGTTATGCAAGCGTCCGGCGAGCAAATAACCGCAGTTAACGCAGCCGTAGGTATGAATAAGCTGCTGCAAATATCTGCCGGTGCTGTCTACACAGATGACGGTGAGTCCCTAGAGTTCGACATCAAGCACCGATATAAGGTACTGCGCGAAGTCATAGACGAATCTAGCAAGAAGGTACTTGTATTTGTGCCATTCAAGCACGTCATAGATATTCTGGCGGACAAGCTCACCGCCGATGGCATACCCACTAGCATAATTCGTGGTGATGTTTCGGGCGCGAAACGTACCGAAATCTTCAAACAGTTCCAACAGACCGATACTCCACAGGTGCTGGTCATTCAGCCACAAGCAGCAGCACACGGCGTAACACTCACCGCTGCGAACACCGTGGTGTGGTGGGGGCCAACCAGCTCTTTGGAAACATACGCACAGGCTAACGCACGGGTGCACAGACAGGGGCAAGACCACAAGTGTACGGTGGTACAGCTACAAGGCTCGTTTGTAGAGAAGAGAGTGTATGCGCTACTAGATAGTAGAATAGACGTACACACAAAAATGATTGATTTATACAACGAGATACTTGATTAACATAGCGTTTGGCATTACATTACATATCTAGGTACATGGAGAACCGATATGGCAGAAGATGATAAAGGACTTAACGCTAAACTCATACGGGCGTACATGAAGCTCCGCGAGAAGCGTTCAGAACTGAAGTCTGAATTTGAAGCCCAAGATAAAGTGTTTGAAGAGAACATGAACCTCCTGAAAGAGCGGATGTTGGAATACTTCAAGCAGCCAGAAAACGAGGGTGCCACTAACTTCAGCAGCGAGGAAGGTATGTTTATACGTACCACCAAGACGAAATACTGGACTGATGACTGGGAAAGTTTTCATAAATTCGTTGTGGAAGAGAACGCACCGGAACTTCTGGAGAAGCGGGTAGCGCAGGGCAACATGAAGCAATACTTGGAAGATAACCCTGACAAGTTGCCGATGGGTCTTAACACCACTACCGAATACACCATAACCGTGAGGAAAAAATAGTGTCAGAAGAGGCATACGTTGAAATAGAGCAGGTTGCGGAACACTTCAAAGTGTCTGTATCTACCATTAGAACGTGGATTAGGAACGGGCAGATACCCAGAGACGGTTGTTTTATCAAGATTGGTAAGACATATCGGTTCAAGCTGTCTGAAGTGGATAAATCTGTAGCCCGATTAAATTCTGCAACAGCATTGGGGATTTCTGGAACAGACTTGGATAGGCAATCTGAGATAGGTTTTGACGAATCTGTAGGCGAAGTTGTTGCTGATTTAGACGAGGATCTGTAGTGTCGGACGGCACCTTTAGGCGCGTAAGTATCAGAGACGGGAAGTTTCGCACTGCCGTAGGTGGTAAAGAGACGCTTATCGACTCTGACACCATAGACGTAGTCATACTCAATGCTGCACCCAGAGGCCGCATGTTTTATGGCGATGCCTATGATGCGGGTAAGAAGTCAGCTCCTATATGCTGGTCATCGACCACTAAGATGCCTGACCCAGATGTGCCTGCCGATACTAAGCAAGCCACACGCTGCATGGATTGCCCACAGAACATAAAAGGTTCAGGGCATGGCAATTCCCGTGCGTGTAAATACTCACAGCGTTTAGCTGTCACTTTGGAGGATAACCCAGAAGAAATATACCAATTGCAGTTACCAGCAAATGCTTTGTTTGGTGACGCACAACGGGGTTGGATGTCTATGCAGAACTACGCAAAGCACCTGCATAAGCACGATACCTCGGTGATAACCATTATTACTCGGATCTGTTTCGAGAATGACGGTTATATACCAAAACTTCGGTTTCGCCCTGTACGGGTGTTGAAACCTGAAGAGCTAGAAGTCGCTGTGGAAATGAGCAGCCACCCAGATACCGAACGTGCTTTGACTATGGTCAAGCCTGATGAGGGCAACGCACCAACGTCAATGTTCGAGCCGGTAGACGGGTTTGTTTATGACGCAGCTAACAACAATTAGGAGAACTAACGATGCACATTATTAAAAATGTGACCGCGCACTACCCACACTTGGATCAGCCATACAAGTGGAGTGACGCGCAAAATAGGACGATGCCCTGCTCATACAAAGAAAATGGGGCGGCGTACGATCTACAGTGGGTCATGTCTGGTGGCGAAGCCAAACGGCTTATGGCAGCTATGGAAGTGGCGTACGAAGAAGATAAAAAAGATGGCTGGCCTAAATCCTTAAACGACGGTGAAATCCCGTTCAAGAAGCAGGAAGACAAGACTTGGCTACACAAGGCTACGTTGGAAGCAGCTTATCAGGGTGAAGAAACTAAGCCGCCAAAACAGTTTGACTCAAAGAACAACGAGTTGCCTAAAGACTTTAGACTAACTACGGGTAGCACCATCAACGTGCAAGTGAGCCTGCATCCTTGGTCTAGGGACGGTAACTCCGGCGTTAAGTTACGTGTCCGTCAGGTGCAAGTGCTACAGTACAAGCCAGAGCCTGTACGTGCAGCATTCGATGTAGTCGAAGACGGCTTCACTATGGAAGATGTTGGCGGTAGTGCGTTCACAGCAGTATCTGATGATTCTTACGGAGAAGAACCCGCTGTTGTAGAAGCCCCTGCTACAGAAGCACCCAAGAAAAGTGCT